ACCAATTGAGATAGTAGGTGAGTTAAGGCTACCATTTATATAGTTATTACCATGATCAATTAGTGGAAATAACAAGTCACCATCTGCATAACCCGATGTTGGTGTTTGACCACCTGATACTGATGGGAATGCATCCCAAGAGTCTTGTACTTCTTGTGCACCTATACCTGCAGTAAAGGCTGCAGCGTTAGTATAATTAACTGGTAGGTCATCCCATGAGAAATTAGTAAACTGTAACTGACATAGGGTAGCCTCACCAATAGCACTAGAGAAGTCTCTGGTCTCACCTAAGAATAGTAACTCATAATCTATCTTGTCTAAGTCTCCGTTGTTGTAGATCTTCTGTAAGCGCACATGGCCTATCTTAAACTCTGCACCATCTACTAAGATTTGTGCAGGCTTCTTAATAGTAATATCAAAGTCTATACCATCCAACTCCCAAGCATTCTCAAAGAACTCATTGTTGTGACCTGTTGCAGGTACTCTAAAGGTTCTACTAAATACTGATGTTGCATCCGCACTTGTTATGTCCTCAATACTTAGTGTAAGTTTGATTGGTTGTGTTTCATAAAGGTCTAGGAAAATAGCCTGATCGTCGTTAGCACCTTCAAATGGATATACTTTTAATTGTACCATATTATCCTCTCATTGATTTAATATTCGAAGCTAATTTAAAGCTTACCGTGTATTGGAATAGTCTGTCTTTTCTGTATGTCTTCTCAGTATATGCAGTATTAGTAATTACTACAGGTACCCACTGGTTTGCATACGGGCCTGTTGAGAAGCGTACTTTAACTTCACCTGATTGATATAAGTGTTTGAGTAACTCTGCCTCTGCATCATTCATATAGCCACTCTGTACCTCGAACATATTCTCTATCTTCTGGCTATATGTAGTTAGACCCCTGTCTTGTAAGTCTACTGAGTAATCAGCACTGTTGTAATCTGCTGTGCCTTTCAAGAAGTTGTTGTTCTTGGTTCTAGTCTTATGGTTAACCCGTTTAGTAAATGTAAAGTAGTCTCTGTAACCATACGAGTTTTGCCATGCAAACTGTACATGTGGGTAATCATTACAAGGCTCATCATTAATAATATACTTCTGTGCTCTCCATGCAGCTGCAGTCATGACATCTATTTGTGATTGTGCATCATCTGGACAACCCCATACTGCAGGTATAATATAATAATATGCAGTAGCTGCGTTTAGTGGCACCATTAAGTTCTTAGGTCCACTTGCAATAGTTATAGTCTGAAAGTCACCCGAGATTAGTGTACCTTGACCTAAGGCTATGTTAGGTCCTCCACCATTTGCTTGTGCATTAACGATAACGTTAGTTACTATTGCACTTGATGAGGTTGCACTGTATTGTAAGATATAGAAGGCTTCGATACCCTGTACTGCTGCATTAGGTGCTGCGGTAGAGCTTCTCTCAACCTTTTGGTAGAATGTCTTAGTACACTCGTCATCTCTATAGACATTGTGTACATCGATACCACCTGGTGAACTGTAGATACCAATAGACTTTCCAGGTAATTCATCTGCAATTGTAAACTCATTATCACTTAGAGGCTTTGCAGATCTATCAATTACTGAACAGGGTAGTGCAGTGTCATCCCCACTAATCTTAGGTTGATAAGGGTTAGTGTCAAATGGTATTTGGAAATATTGTTTAGAGCCTGCAATGACTGTAAAGATCTCAGGGTATGTAGTAAAGGCACTAACAACACCACCTGCTTCAGTAGCGTAGGCTATCTGATATTCTAATAGGGTTGCGCCTGCTAAAGAGATTCTTTGATTTTGTGGTATACCTGCTACGAACTGTGAGTCTACTTGATTATTCTGTGGCCCTACATAAGACTGTAAGATGTTTTGCATATCAAAGATTGCACGACCTATTCTATTAGGTGTCTGTCTAATATCTGCTACAGGGTCTGTTTGACCTACTATGTATATTCTTAGTGCATACTTGTCTGCATTGGCTATAGTGTCAATCCCACTCAATGTAAGTGGATTGGCGCCATAAGCCATATCAAAGACTGTACTTGGTGTTTGTATTACTGTTACTGCCATGATTAAAATTCTCTTGTTAAGGCCTGTGTCACTCCATCTGCTACTACGCCTGCTATTGCATCGACGTTAAAGAAGGATTGTGGCTTTAGGCCCATTTTATATATTTGTTTTCGTGCACCGAAGGGTAGCTGACCTCCGATCATTTCATAGTTACCTGAGAAGCCGAAGCGTCTACCCGCGGTAGGTTGTGGTACGCCAAATCTGGGTACCTCACTAGCTGGTGCGTTCTGCATCCCGTCTACACCATAGTTCTGAAAGATACCATAGTATAACATTTCTACAGACAGTGTGTCATCTTGGATCACTGCCTTAATAGAGTTACGTAGAGCTCCTGTATCTATTGGTGCTCCTTGCTTAACCTCATCTACTATACGACCACCTATTTGTGTAAGTATCGGACTAAGGTTTGACATAGTCTCACCGAAGTCACTGAGTGCTGATTCGAATTCGTCTACTGTCATATCGCTCTATATGTTATTTGTCCACTAATACCTTTAAAGTAATAATTAATACCAGGCGTCCATGTGTTGGCAATTGTAATTACAGGACCACCTACTGCAGTATTAGTATTTGTATGTTGATTTACCGGTATTACAAATGGTGTTGTGGTAGATACAGTAAATTGATCGCCCGCTAGTGGACCTTGAGGTACTGATGGTGGCATGCCTGTTACTGCAGTTATTGTAGGCCAAACAATACCGGTTGCAAATGAGCCATCGTAAAAACTTAGAGTTACTGTGGTAAAATCAAATGATGATGGAAAGTCTTGTGTACACTCTATTGTCATGTTAAATTCTACTTCTGCCTGTAAGCCTGTGTAAAGGTTATTTCTGAAATATGCTTGACCAACGTTAGTAGGAAATGCGGCGCCTTTATTCGTGGCAAACCCTACTAGTGGATCTGTGAAAGGCATAGGTCTTACTATAGTAGTCTCTAATGAGTCTATAACCTTTGTAGCAAATGGAGGAAAGCCCCCTGTTGTAAAGTCAGCGTCCGGTACTATATCGTATTGTACGAATATATCTCCTGAGTTAATAGGAGGTGTTGTAGGTACTGTCATTGACTGTTTAGAGTCTGCCTGTATTACTAACTCGGATTGGTTTGCATCAGTATATGCCGTGCCACTAGTTGTTGTACCAGAGGCCATGTAACCACCTCGCTCAATACCAAACTCAAAGTACGTACCCTCGTTAGTTTCTACTTGTACTTGTAGGTCATTAGCCTGTGCTATCTTTTGTATTTGCACTTGCTTAGCGGCTTCCATCTTATCTAACTGTATTGTTAGTGTCTGTGTAAAGCCTAAGATACTTGAGGCCTGATTGACATTGTAGTTCTCTACAAGGCTAGCAGTACCCTTATCCATCTCGTACTTATACCACGTACCTCCTTCATTTTTTAGGTATACGTTCTTAACACCACCTATGTTAGTGTTACAGCCTTTAGCTATGCCTGATGTTATATCGCAACTCATTAGTAAGGTGTTATACAATTATTAATAGGTAGAGGTATCTCGATCTCTAGTGTGGCTGTCATGCCCGCTAGTGTATCTTGGAACCTCTCCTTGAATGGTGTTAGGTTTACATTCAGTGTTAAGTCAAAGTCATTGAGTGGCGTCTTAAATCTTAGATTAGCCAGTATGTCATCAATGTACTGTTGGCAGTCTGACTGTACCTTTAGGTAGTTGGCAAACCCATTAGTCGGGTCCTCTTGTGTTACGTCCATTACTATTAGATTAAATCTATATGTAACTGCTTGACCGGTTCTAGTTGACTGTGTAGGGTTTAGGAACGCGTATGGATAGTTAACACGTGTGCCTTCATCTACAGTCTTAATATCTGTTAGGGCTCCATAGCCGAAGTCCCTTAGTATCTCATGGTTGTCTACCACTAGGTTAATACTATCTACGAGTTCTTTGTAAGTCATATTGTCTCTTTTGTTGTAATTGTCTCTGGTTCTCTTCTAGGACCTTCTCCTTCTGTAGAGCCATAAAGTTTAGAACTTTCTTTAGAGGTTGTTCCGTTACCTCATCCATGTTTAGTATGTTGTCATTGGCTAGGCTAACTATTACCTTATACCATGATCTTGCTACTTGCATCTTATCTATATCAGCCGTATGTTCTGCTTCATCTATCTCTTTATCTGTAAGGCCGAATAGTGTCTTGTATTGTCTGTATGTATATGTGCGGAACTGCGCAAACCTCTCAATGGCCCACATAGCTTCATCAGCCCACTCGGCATCGGGTGCTATTAGTGCTATGATGTCCTTGAAGTGTTTGTCAAGTCCTAACGATAAGTATACATCTAAGTCAACGAATTGGCCAAATGTAATGGCCTCCATGTCGATAGTCTTACACTCACGTCTATCATTCATAGATTTAACAATAAATGAGATGGCTAAGACCATTGATTTTTCTGGTGCTCCAGTTAACTCGAATGGATTACAGCCAACAAGTGTACCTACTATTCTTGGATAGAATGCAGGGTTTTCCCAGTCAAACTGTAACATAGAGTGATACTGTTCTACTGTTAGCCTTTCTGGCATTTTGTAAGCCTTGTCATTAATATTAATTGTTACCATCTACTTAGAAATATAAATTAGGGTTAATATGAATTACCGCGGCCCATGACAGCATAAGTACCCAGTGTTTTGTTTTGCTTACGGTTGTAGTTAGCAATTGCCAGTGAGATCACACAGTCATCGTGTAAGCCACTTGGATGGCCGTAC